CAATAGCGTTTTTGCCTGCACTACCAAGGTATTTTGGCGACCCCTCTCCGTAGGGGTGTCGAGCATCCGCGTCACCCAGCTGATGCCGGATGACGCTTGCCTGAAGTCAGGCGCTAGGCCTGATCGTGATTTTCAGACTTCCAGTCCGAATAATACTCAATCGCGATGTAGGCGTCCTTGTTTCCCCTCTTAGCTGGGACAACTGCAATAGCCTTTTGAGACTCGAGGATCTCGATTGCCTGCCGGAACTCACGATCTGGAACCTTTACCCCAAGAGAGGCAAGCGCCCCCTTGGTGACTGGCTCCCTAAGTGTCCTCAGGTGGCTACAGATCCGGTTAGCGAGTTTCGCGATGTAGTTGTCTGCAAGTTCGGTCGTTAGTTTGTGCGAGACTAGGTAAGTCTGGCTCTTGACGACTTTGATTGCAAGCAACATGTCGCCAGCGCTCACTTCCTTTACTTCTGCGAACGGCCCGAGTCGGCTGCATGAGAAGATAAGCGCCAGCTTGCAAATCTTGTCAAAGCATCTGTCCCAAAGTGGACTTGTGTGGTCCCCGTTGTCAACAGAACGCTCATTGACGCTATAACGGAACTCGTGGAACATGTCAATCGCCTCTTGGCTTGCAGACCACTCAATTTTGTCCTGAGTGTTCATAATCACCTGAAGGTCCGATACTCCGCTCTTCCACTGCTCAGCAATCTGCAACAGCCTCTTGCTAATATTCGATCCGCTTTTGTAGAGGAAGTTGAACCCACCACTCCGCTTGCGTAGCTTCCTCTTTGGACTTTCAAAATACATGATCCGACCAAGAACGCCGTCAGCTGCGTTCTCTAGCCTGAAGCTGTTCCACCATGCCTGCGGTGTGGTCGTCAGGTAATATGTCGGAGCGCAGTTGTCAATAACAGTGTTGAAGGTTTTGTCAACTTTAGCTGCTGGCTCGATTGTCGATCCGTTTGCCGAGTAGCTCATCTTCAATGCCTCTGCAATGCTAGTCATTATTGGTGACGCCTTGGTGTTGTCCCCAAGAGTGTCAGCAAACTCGTCTAGGCAGAACAGTGCTTGAGGTCGGTCTGCAAGTATTGCATACAGGCCTTGGCCTGATGAAACCTTGTCTTTCCCTATCAAGTTCTCGAAACCAGCCTGCTTCAACACGTTCTTCGCCAACTTCCTGCCGTACTCCTTTCCTGTCCCAGATGGAGCCAAGGCAACTGTCAGGAGGTTTGGCGCTGTCTCACCCATGAGTGTTACGCGGGTTGACAGGATCGTAGCAAGTGAGCTGATTGCCGCGGCAAAGTCAAGCTCGTGATGATCCTGCTGGGTATCTTGCCTGCACTGCCGCATGAACTCCCCGATGTACCCGTCTTCTTTGTAGAACTCCCTGAGGTCGTACTTGTGGCGGCTGCTAATCAGCTCGGCAAAGTACGCCTCGTTTGAAGCCTCGATCAGTTCGTCTTCGTCGTGCATCGGCTCAAGCCCCTCTAGTGGCTTGATGTCGATATGCCTTACTTCAGAGTTCTCACAAGCAGATCTTGCAATCCTCTGGCAGTCCTGATCCGTCAACGGTGGGCTGCAACATACTCGATTGAACTCGAGCGCCCAGTGCAGGCAGGTGGTATAGTCCCGAGAGCAACGGTCTGCCACTCCAGAGACTGCTCGGTAAAGCCAGTTGTCTCGGTCGCCTTCTTCCTGCCGATGGGTCGTCAGGATATGAGCGCAGTAGCCCTTCAGGACTTTCTCGAGGCCTTGGACAACGGACTTGGTTGCGTCTGGTTTGGCTACCTTGTCTTTGGCAAGGTAGTTGTCGCCAATCCACTGAACAGCTGGGTCACAGACATGCCCAATATCCCATCCATCTAGGCTGTCGCCAGTAACAGTGAAGTATCGCTTCTCGAAGTACAGCTCAATAGCTTGTCCTTTGCCAATCTCCTTTTTCTTGGCGTACCTGCCATTAAGGATGCCAGAGACATCCTTAAAGATAACGTGAAGTCCGTCACCAGAGGGTGAACGCTCGGCGTAGCCAATGCCCTCAATCTCCCCCATGATCTCGTTGCAATCTTCGTTTGTTATCCATCCGTTCTCGTCAAGAACGTGGTCAAAATCAAGGCCTACCCACCCGTCACCTAACATAAAGCCAAGCCCAAGTGAAGTAGTCTTTCCAACAGTCTTGATCGTCGAAACTGCATCAGCCAGAGAGGACCAAGTTGTTGGGTCATTGCTTCTTGCTCGAACTAATGCGCCGCTCTTGCGAGCCTGCATCGGAACTTTTACTCCGTCCTGATTTTGCCACAAAACCCAACGGTCTTCATCCCTCATAGCGCGCGGGATGTTCGGAAGGTTGCCCAAATTGAACAACGACATAAGCCTCTCCTTGAAAAGAGAATACGGTTACTGACCACCAGCGGGCCTCACAGGTGGACTCTATACTATTTGACTTAATTTGTCAAGTTTGAGAAAAAAAGTCAATTAAGGAATCGGCAAATCTCTTATAAGAAATCCAATAAAAAACAACAATAATAATTACTAATTGACTAATTGACTTACTGTCTTGATTTTTTTAAAAAAAAGAGTTATTAAGGTGTTTTACTCTCTTTTTCCTCTTTTTCCTTTATTAAGGCAATTAGTCAATTAGCACTTTTTTGTCAATTAGCGTCATCATGGGCTTGCATCTGGTCCGACAACTGTTATACTGGGATGCACAACACAGCTAACTTCAGCACAAAGGAGATTAAATATGGCGTACAAGCCATTAGCCAAGGAACGAGTCCTTTTTAGGGAATCGCGAGAAGGCAGGGTTCTTCTCATCACTCGTCGTGATGACAGTCCATTCTGGCTCGCAACAGTCCTCTACGATGACGGCGAAAGATACACCAAGTCTTTCCATGATGTTAAACAAGCAAACGAATGGCTCGAATACAACGGATAAAAAATGATAAACGTTATTACCTGCGGACTTACCGACAAGAATGGAAACTTCAATAAAAAGTTTAAGCTTTCATCAGAGGTCGGTATTGAAGGAACTCAAGCTTCGATTATTGACGACTGCCTAACATCTTGTGCAAGCAACATAAACTTTGGGCCAGATGATGGCGTAGTCGAGTTTGCGAAAGACATTTACAATGTCGTCCAAACTGCAATTTTCAGTATCAGGACACTCGAAGAATCTGAGGCGTACACTGAAATGTTTTGCGATAAAGTCAACAAGCTAGTGACTACTGTAGATGTCGATGATGTTGCTGGCGCTGCTGAATTTCTCGATAAAATATCAGATTTAGTCATTGATAACATTGACGATGACGATGTAACAGTTACAGTAATCTCGAGCCTATTGGAGAAAAAATGAAAAGCTTTGTTTCTAGCCCTTATTTCCTGCTCCCATTGAGCTATGCTACTGGAAGCTTTGTTGCTTACTACTTTTTTGGTTAAGGAGAATTGTTGTGTGTACTGGAGCTACTGAAAACACAATCGAAGAAATTATCGCTATCAGAGACAACTTGATTAACTCTGCTCTGAAGTTTAACAGAAGTATCAAGAAAAGCGAACTTGTTTATGCAGTTCGTGGCGAGCATGTCGTGTTCGCTTTCAGCTCTAGATCAGGACTGAAGACAAACACGCTTGACGATGTACAGGCTTTCTTGTCTGAAAAGCTTGGAAGAAAAGTTTACTGCGACCCAGATTACGTTGCTGGTCTTGCTGGAGTGTTCAGAGTTCGTGTCATTGGAGAAGTTCCTAATGTCTAAGTCAAACCCAGATCATTATAAATTTGGCAAAGTTGAGGTTATCGACATTACAAAGTTTTTAGACTTTCCTCTTGGCAATGTTGTTAAGTATGCCGCAAGGGCAGGCAGGAAAGAGGGAGAGTCAAAGCTTGATGATCTATACAAGGCAAAAGTTTACCTCGACACTGCCATTGAAATGGCAATAGAGTCAAGAGCTGCGTCAGAGGCAAAATCCATATTGCAGTTAAATGACGAGTATCGTGCTTGTCGTGAAGTGGAACCAGATTTATCTAAGATTGGAAGGCGAATAAATAAATGAGATTACAAGATTGGCAAAAAGATATGGCATCAGCTTTAATTGCAATTTGTATACTTGTGATTATATGCTGCTATCCATTTTTTGTGAGACATTGCGACCACTGCTGTAAGCCTACTTTCTATGTCAGTAGTGATACTGGAAACAAAGTTGTTGCAATGGAGTCAACTCTTGACCGATTTATCAAGAGTTCTACAAATGTACTTGTTTACCACCAATGGTGCTTTGAGGAGGTTTATAATGGCTCAAAATAATGGATCAAAAGTAGTCAAGAAAGGTGCGCTTTATGAATCATTGTGCAGACAGGTTCTTGAATGGGTTGACGAAGATGTTAGGAATAACTACGAGTCGATCCTTATTACTAATACTTGGGGCAATCGGTACAGGATAAACGTGTATCAAAAGTATTACAATGAAGACTCTGCAGTCCCAAGCTACAGGATCGCGCATAGTTACTTCTGCCACCTTGTTGCCGACAAGCTGTTCAATGAAACTTTGCACCGACAGCCTAAACTTGAATAAAGTTTTATGCCAATGCTGCCGATATGTAAAATCAGTGCTTGGCATAGTCCTAACGCCTTATATGCGGACAACCATCAGGAGCTTGACAATATCAAGCGCATCTGCTATACTACCCGACAAGTAAAGGACAGGACTTATGCCTAAGCATAAAAGACAAGAACTTGCGAAGATAGACGGTACACACAAAGATAATCCGGCACGCCGTAAGGCAATTGTGCCGGTTCGAGATAAAAGGCCGGAACCATCTCTGCTTGTTCAGGGCGATGAGCTTACTTTGGAGCTTTGGCATGAGACTTGCGATACGCTTTCATTCATGGGATTTCTTAAATACGAAGACGGACCCACTATCGAAGCATACGTTTTAAACTACGGTCTGCTTCTTCGATGTATTCAAGAAATTCACCAGAATGGCGATACCACTATCACTCGTGACGGTGGAACTAAAGCTAGTGGTGCGGCGACAAATTACGGTCGCTATGTCCAGACACACATAAGATTATTGAGCGAACTAGGACTTACGCCGTCATCCCGCACCAAATTAGCACCACCTGAGTCACGCAGTAACAACGAAGATAGTGCTGTTGGCGATTTACTTAAAAAACTTGCTGGAGGCTAAGCCTCCGTATTACGGAATTATCATGTCTTTAAAATCTTTGATTGATTATACTTTTGTCAGTAAGTACGCACGCTGGGTTCCAGAAAAGAAACGCCGAGAAACTTGGAACGAGGCTGTTGACCGTGTAAAGCAAATGATGCTAGAGCATTACTCGGGCAAGCCAGAAGTCCTGCCAGAGATCGAATGGGCGTATGAGCAGATGCGCAAGAAGCGCGTGCTTGGTTCTCAGCGTGCGTTGCAGTTCGGCGGAGATCCTATCTTTAAGCATAACGCTAGGATGTACAATTGCATTGTGTCGTACTGTGACAGAGTGCGGTTCTTCCAAGAGTGCATGTACCTTCTTCTGTGTGGTTGCGGAACAGGGTTCAGTGTTCAGAAGCATCATATTGACAGATTGCCAGAGTTGCTTCCAAAGAAGGAAGGCAGCAAGAAGTTTATCATTCCTGATTCGATTGAAGGCTGGAGCGATGCAGTTGGAGTTCTCGTTTCTAGCTACTTCGATCAGTTTCTTGGTGAGGAGCTTTTTGAATCGTTCAATGGGAAGAATGTAACTTTTGACTACAGCTTGATTAGGGAAGCAGGCTCGCCATTAAAGTCTAGTGGAGGGAAAGCGCCTGGCCCTAAGCCGTTGAAAAAGGCCCTTGATAACATCAAGAAGATCTTAGACGATGCAATTAAGAATGGTCAGAAGAGGCTGAAGCCAATTCAAGCTTACGATATTGTGATGCACACCGCTGACGCTGTTATCTCTGGTGGAGTAAGGCGAAGCGCTACGATATGCGTATTCAGTCCTGATGACACTGCGATGGCTACAGCTAAGACCGGCAACTGGTTTATCGAGAACCCGCAGCGAGGTAGATCAAATAACAGTGCGCTGCTTCTTCGAGACAAGACATCTCCAGAGCAGTTCGCAGAACTGATGAAGTCAGTCAAGGAGTTTGGTGAGCCTGCATTTATTTGGTCTGACAGCACTGAGTTGCTTGTCAATCCATGCGTTGAGATCGGTATGTATCCTGTTTGCGAGCAGACTGGTGAGTCTGGCTGGCAGGCGTGTAACTTATCTACGATCAACTGCGCCAAGATAAAATCGAAGCAAGATTTTTACAGTGCGTGTCGTGCTGCATCAATCATCGGTACGCTTCAGGCAGGGTTCTGCAACTTTGACTACCTTGGAAGTGCTTCTGAGCGAATCATTGCTCGCGAGGCTTTGCTTGGTGTAAGTATGACTGGAATCATGGAGACTCCAGACATTTGCCTAGATGCTTCAGTGCAGCAGAAAGGCGCCGAGACGGTCAAGGAGACAAACAAAGAGATTGCTGATGCTGTCGGAATCAATCAGGCTGCAAGAACGACTTGTATCAAGCCAGAGGGAACATCGAGTTGCATCCTTGGAACTTCCAGTGGTATTCACCCACATCACGCGAAGAGGTATATCAGGAGAGTCCAAGCAAACAAGATGGAGCCGATATACAACTACTTCAGGAAGATCAATCCTCGTGCTTGTGAAGAGAGCGTGTGGAGCAATAACGAAAGTGATGACGTTGTTGCCTTCTGTGTTGAAGTTGCTGATGGCAGTAAGACCAAGAACAAAGTCAGTGCGATTCAGTTGCTTGAGTATGTAAAGTCAACTCAGCAAAACTGGGTTATTGCTGGCACAAACAAAGAATTATGCACAAAGCCGTGGCTTAACCATAACGTCAGTAACACTATTAACGTTAAGCCAGAGGAATGGGATGAGGTTGAAGAGTATATTTACGAAAACAGGCAGTTCTTTTGCGGTATCTCGTTATTGCCGATCACCGGCGACAAGGACTACCCGCAGGCGCCGTTCACTACAGTGTACTTACCAAGCGAACAGGTTTCTCATTATGGCGGTGCTGCATTGTTTGTTAGCGGGCTTATTGAGGTTGCACTGACTTTATGGGAAGACAACTTGTGGGCCGCTTGCGATAGCTTGCTTGGGGTTGGAGAGAAGATCAAAGGCAACGGCAAGAAAGAGTGGCAGGAAAGATGCGAGAAGTTTGCAGCCAAGTATTTTGAAGGAGACTTGAAGCGACTGACATATTGCATGAAGGATGTCTATAACTGGAAGGAATGGGTTGACATGAACCGTGAATACAAGAATGTTGACTTCACTCAAGTTATAGAAGAAACCAATAACGTTAATCCGGTTCAAGAGATTGCTTGTGCCGGTGGAAAGTGCGACATCATGTAAACAAAGGCTCGCAAATGTCTAGCTGGAATGACCCGATTGACGAGATGAACAAATATGCAAAGGCAATAGCCAATGGCGATATAATTTCATGCAAGTCAATCAAGGGTTCAATAGATAGGCATTTCAGGGACTTACAGGAGCAAGATACAGATGCGTTTCCTTATTACTTTGATGAAAATGCTGCGAGGAACGTTGCCAATTTCTTCCCTACGGTAGTACGCCACAGTATTGGAAAGAATGTTGGTCAGCCGTTTATCTTGCAGCCTTGGCAGTGCTTTGCGATTGCTTCTATCTTCGGGTGGAAGCATCGAAGCACTGACCTAAGAAGGTTCAGTAAGGCGTACATTAGTGTTGCAAGGAAGAATGGCAAGTCCACTCTGGCTGCTGCGCTGTGTACGTTCTGCGCTGGGTTTGATTACAACCCAATAACAGACGGGTTTGAGAATGTTGCTCAAGTTGTCTTAGCTGCTTCAAAGAAAGAGCAGGCTGACAGGGTGACGATGGCTGAATGTATTAGGATGCGTTCACAGAGTGAACTGCTTACTAATATGTCAGACTACAAAAACAGGCAAATTACGTTTGACCATAATCATGGTCATATTATAACGGTTGGATCAGATAAAGCCTTCGATGGCTTGAACCCTTCGGTTGTCCAGATCGACGAACTGCACAGTTTCAGAAGCAGCGGCAACCAAGCAGAGTTCCTATCTACTATGAAGACAGGTAGCGGAGCAAGAAGCCAGCCTCTGTTCCTAGTGACAACGACTGCAGGATCAACTTCGTCTGAGATATGGAAGTCTGAATGGAAGTACGCAACTGGAGTTGCGACAAACGACTTTAAGGATGAATCATACTTCAGCCTAAGTTACGAAGTTGACGAAGAAGATGATCCGCTTGACCCAAAAAACTGGATCAAGTCAAACCCATGTTTAGGAGTTACACTTACAAAAGAATACCTTGAGGATCAAGCAAAGCCTGCTAGACAGGATAGCGTGGCACTCAATAGGTTTACTAGGTATCACGGCAACTATTTAGTCAGTAACCTTGATGCCGCATTTAATATTGACCAGGGGGATAAGTGCGCCGGTAAGCTCAGTGATTGGAAGGACGCTGACGCACTTGGTTGTGGCATTGATCTTGGAGCGAGAGACGACCTAGCAGCCCTAGCTTTGGTCGCACGCTATGAGACCGATGACTTCATAGAGGACGATGATGGTGAGCGTACTCCCATCTACCGATATGAAGGGAGGATCTGGTCCTACCTTGCAATGGATTCTCTCAGGGACATTAAGGCAAAGCCTTTTTGTGACTTCATTGACAAGGGACTGCTGCGGAGAAGTAAGTTCCCGCTGTCCGAGCTTGAGCGGGACGCAGCAGAATATTGCAGACAGTATGGATGCTACCAAGTAGCTATTGACCCATACCAAGCACAAAAGACTGGAGAGAATCTTGAGCAAGAAGGTCTCGAGGTTGTTTCGATGGCTCAGTCAACTAGGCACTTCAATGAGCCTATTGGCGAGCTTAAAGCGTGCATAGCTGATGGTAGGTTCAGGCATGACGGAGACGAGCTGCTTCGGTGGGCGATGGGTAATGCCATACTCGTTACTGACAGGCAGGACAGGGCTATGTACGCGAAGAATGAGGCGGAAGATAAGATCGACCCATGCGTAGCCCTTACTATGGCCTTTGCTCGTGCAATGGCAGCGCCTTCAAGGTCCGATGGTTACTTTACTTTTTAAGGAACACTTATGTTTAAGAGCAAAATAGGCACGCTGTTTAATGCCGTATCGTCTACTGCAAGTAGTCCAGCCGCTTGGCTCTTGCAGTCACTTGGCATTAACAACAGCAGTGCGACAGGCATTAGCATTAACATCAACTCGGTTCTTAGTGTGCCAGAGGTGTGGATGGCAGTGTCAAAGATCAGCGGGCATTTATCTCAAATGCCTATTGAGTGTAGGCGGTTTGAAGAAGACGATCAGGGGCATGAGTATTCAACTCGAGTCAACAGTGATGCTGGCTCAAGGATACTTCGCAACCCAAGTGAGTTTTTTACAAAGGCAACTCTTATTGAGAAGTGGGTTGTTGATGCGCTTCTGTACGGAAATGGTCGCCTTTACATTGAACGTTCACAAAGCGGTATGCCAAAGGCACTGTACCCATTGATGGCGGAGAACTGCACAACTGTTGTTTCTAACGGTGAGCGATGGCACACGGTTACGATTGACTCAGGGTCTGAAGTAGGCGACCTGAAAGCTAAACAGAACACTCAGGGTACGTTATACAAGATCCCAGATAGAGACATTCTTTACTTGATGGGGCTTAGCAGGAACGGATGGTGGGGAGAAAACCCAATCGACATCTTGCGTGATTCTTTTGGACTTAGCATTGCAGGTCAAGAAGCTTCTGGTGCAACTTTCAGAAACGCTGGAAAGCCGGGCCTCTTGCTTGAAGCACCTCGTGGCGCCTTCAGGACCGCCAAGGAGAGTCAGGATTTCCTCGACCAGTTCAATTCTGCACACGAGGGGCTAGATAAGACTGGGAAGACTGGAATGATCCGAGAAGGAATGAAGGCACAAGTCCTTCCAAATGATACTAACACTCAAGGGTATGTTCAGCAGAGACAGTTTCAGCGAGAGTCAACTGCTATGATCTTCTTGCTTGAAAGTGTCTTTGGAGACAACACTGGGTCAACATACAAGTCAGTTACTGAACGAAATGCAGCATACGTTACTAACTGCCTTGGACGTTGGATCAACAAGATTGAAGATGAACTTGCAAAGAAGTTGTTGTCTGCAAGGCAAGAGGCTGCTGGCAACTTTAGGTATAAGCTTGACACTTCATGTTTGTTTAGGCATGACAAATTGTCTATGGCTCAATACACAAATAACCTTCGTCAGCAAATGGTCATCAATGGCAATGAAGTTAGAGAGCTTCACGGGCTACCGCCAGTTGTAGAGTTAAATGACGACTACAATCCACATGCGAAAGCTCAGCGCGAGCAACAAGAGCGACAGCATGAGCATGGGATCGAGATGCAAGAGGCACAACAAGAAAAAGAAAAAGAGATGTCTGGCAGCGAGTCAGATGAAAACCCTATTCCAGAACAAGAAGATCGAACAGAAGAGGAAAGCAACGATGAAGTTTGAGACTGACCCAGAGGCCGGTGTAATTGTGATGCGAGGTGGCATCGGAGACTTCGATGGATACATCTCAGCAGACGACTTCCTGACGGCCTTAGACGGACACAGTGGAGATTTGACTATTCACTTGGACTCAGCAGGCGGCAGCGTTACTGATGGATTAAGTATCCACAATGCGATTGTAGCCTATGACGGCAACGTGACAGTACATATTGACAGCCAATGTTGCAGCATCGCCACTGTGGTGGCGTGTAGTGCTGATAGGGTGTTAATTAACTCCAGCGGTAAATACATGATACATCGGGCTTGGTCCGCGGCTGTTGGAAATTGTCGGGACTTTCGGTCAATGGCAGACATTATGGAAATGATGGACAAGGACATTGCGCTGACATATCAGTCTAAGGCTGGTGGCGATGTTGATGAGTGGCTTGCCCTAATGGATGCAGAGACTTGGCTAGATGCCGATAAGGCCCTTGCAATGGGACTTGTTGACGAGATTGTTGACGTTCGCAAGAAGTACAAGCCTAAAGCAGAATCTGAAATTAAAGTCAAGGCTTTTATGCCAAATGTTCAAGTTTTGGCTCAAGAATCTGCTCGAAGACTCCGATTAAAGCTAAAGTAGAATCAGGCGCTTGACTTTTAGCGCCTTATAGTGTATATTCCGATAAGACTGCCAAAATGGCAGTCTTCTTTAAGAAACCTGTCAAATTGACACCCTTTTTACGCTTTTTCGCAAGGAGAAAACTGTGCGAAGAAATCCTAACGACATTAAGGCTGAGATTAGCGAAGTTTCGCTAGAGCTTGAGGCCTTGGCTTTAACCGAGGAGGCAGGACTTGATGAGCTTAAAAAGCTTCAGGCACGCGCTTCGGAACTCGAGGGTGAGCTTGATTCCGCCCTTCAACTAGAATCAATTAAAAAAGAAATCTTGGCTAAGCGGGAAGCAGAAGCCCAAGCAGCGTCTCAACCTTCAGTCTCAGCAGAGGCTGTCCAACCATCCGTAGAGGAAGAACCAAAAATGAAGATCCCAGCCGTGGCAGCAGGACAACGATCAAAAGTTTTCGCATCATCAGAAGACGCTTATGTTTCTGGTCAATACTTGCGAGCGATTGCAGGCAATCAAGAAGCAAAACGCTTCATGAACGACCTTAGCATCGGAACTGACAATCGAGGTGGTTTTACGACCCCAGCACCTTTAAGCAATGCCTTAATTAACTTACAGGAAGAATATGGAATTGCTCGGCAAAAATGCCGCCGCATTGTCATGAGCCAAAACACTTGGGACGTTCCAAAGTTGACTGGTCATGTCTCTATTAACTATACAAATGAGGCTGCTGCAATCGGATCGAGCGATCTTACCTTCGCTCAAGTCCAGCTCGTGGCAAAGAAGATGACTGCACTTACAAAAATCAGTCGTGAATTGGACGAAGATAGTATTATTCCAATGCTTGATACTGTCGTCCAGAGCATCGCTTACGCCTTAGCCATTGAGGAAGACACCAATTTATTCATTGGAAAGTCAGGCGGATTGGAATTAGAAGGTATTGAGAACAATGATTCCGTCAATGATGTTAATGTTGCAAATCTAGGCGCACTTGCGCTTACGGATTTCACAGCATGTGCAGCAGGAGTTGATACACACGTTGTCGGTGCAAGAAACGAGTGGTATATCAATCCAAGTTTGTTCAATGGAGCAGTACGCGATCTTTTGAACGCAGCAGGCGGCAACAATATTACCAACATTGAAGCAGGCCAGCGTCCGTTACTGCTTGGCTACCCTGTGAACTTTGTTCATACCTTGCCAGCTGTTGCTGGTTCAGGTAACTGCTTGGCAGTCTTCGGAGACTTGAACCTTGGCTGTTACTTCGGTGAGCGTCGAGGAACTGAGTTCCGTACTCTGACAGAGCTTTATGCAAACACAGATCAGATCGGCGTTCAATGTACGCAAAGGGTATCGTTGTCCATTGCAAATCCTGAGGTTCTCTCGAAAATTACCTTGACCTAATGAAAGTACGATTTAAGTTCGCCCGTCTCGGATTCGAGGCGGGCAGGGTGATA